AGAAATAGAAAGCGTACCGGTCCTAAAACCCCCCGCGCCACCACCGCCTCCATTACTCCAACCACCGCCGCCACCCCCAGCTACAACCAAGTATTCGACAGAAGACGTAGCTCCAGTAGGAGGAGCAGTAAGCAGCGGGTTATAGACCGCAGTTACAAAATTACCGGGATTGGAACGCAGTCCCATAGTTCACCTATTAGGTAATTGCTTCAAACGTCGCGGTGAAGGTCAAGGCAGATGCCGTGCCGGAATATGCTGCGACAGACTGGTTCTCAGTGATGTACAGAGAGTTCGTCTTGTCCACAATCACCAGCGTTGAGTTTGCCGGGACTGAAATCTGATACGCCGGGTAGGTAATCACCGTCGCAGAACCAAAGGTTCCGTTATTGCCAACGGCAATCGTTGCAGTCGCTGCACTTGACGTAGTGTTCGCCGCAGTGATCGATGTCACGCGGTTCACCGTATTCGTCGCAGGCTTTAGACCTGTCAGCGCAGTCGTGCCGTCATAGGTCCACGAGGTCGTAGCCGTTGCAGCAGAAGAAGGGATAACGTAGGCGGTATTTCCGTAAATACTCGTTACGTTGACAATGTTTGGGTTAGCCATTTAATAACTCCTCAGAAGCCAAAAATCATCGCCATAGCGATACTTTTACCTGTTGAAATACCACCACTTGCTGCTGCCCATGTGGGGACACCGCCAGCTAAAGTTAAAACTTGTCCGTTAGAGCCTGCTGCCAAGAACGTCGTAGCACCTGCTGCAGTTTGATAAGGTACTGAACCAGTGGCACCACCCGCCAAGTTAGTTGCCGTACCCACAGACAGCGAAGCCTGCGATGTATATTGCGGGGCCGAAGCACCAGCGGTCAACACGTAGTTAGTTGTACCCAGACCTAGTGTTGTGGTCGCGCCTGCACCTGTCTGATAAACAATAGCGCCTGTTGTACCGCCTGCCACGTTGGTCGCTGTCGTGGCTGTAGTCGCCGTAGAAGCTGAACCGACCGAAAGTGTGGATTGCGCCACATACTGCGGAGCAGTGCCGGTAGATGTAAGTACAAAACCGTTGGAGCCAATCGAAAGCTTGGTCAGTGCAGTGCCGGTTGAGTAGTACAACAAATCACCAGCGGTATATGATGTTAGGCCAGTGCCGCCGTTAGCTGTGGTCAGCGTGCCTGTAACCTGCGCCAGATTGACAATACCAACCGTGGTCTTTAAGTTACCGTTAGAGTCATACGTACCTTCAGTAGACCAAGCATCACCAACCTGTAGCGTTACCTGATCGAGAATGCGTTGGGTGCCGTTGTTGTCGTACTTAATAGTCAGAGTCACCGCAGCCGTGTCGCGGTTCTCAATCGTCATGTACTTAATAACCCGGCGGTATCCCGCTGCGGGTGCAGCGACAATCGTTACATCTGAAGCGCCATTAAGTGCTCCGTCGTTAGCGCCTTCGGTGAAGTACGCGCCATTAGTATCTGCGTACGTAACAACAAAGTTAGGATTAGTCGTGGCCGGTACGCCCGACATGGAGACCTTGATGGTCTTGGTAGTTGTATCTAGTACGAGCGTAGACATCGCCTACTCCTTAACTGTAAAACCAAGCATATTCCGATGCTTGCGGATTTGTAACTGACTTACCAGCCGGGTACGTAGTAAACACATCTTGCGTACCGGAAGAAAAATTAACAGTGCTGCCAGAATTACTTGAAGATAGAACGGTGTCACGCGTTAACGTATTGAGCGCCGAATAAGTTCCGATACCTACTTCCCAGTTTGCTCCGCCTTGGTCAGCAATTGTGTAGTAGCAGGTATCCCCAATTAACATGGACGCGCCAAAAGATTGGAACCCAACTGCTGCACCTAGCAGCGTAACCGCGCCCGTACCCGGAGCTGATGCTGATTCTTTTACGCGATCCGCTTGAACTAGCGCCATAACATCACCTATTAAACCGTGTTAATCAATTCCCAATCGCCTTGTTCGGACGTATTAATTGGTGTCCAGTCCACGTTGTACAACGTACCAACTCTACCCCTAGCCATCAAACCAGTCAGCGCAACAGAGACATCATCACCGAGTGAGCCGACATTCCCATTTGCTTGAACACCTGTAATAGCTACTGCAAAGCCCGGAGCGATGGTGCCTACATTACCTTCTGCGCTTACTCCTGTAGCCGCCCTGATTTCACCCGCAGTGGGTGCCACAGTGCCTACATTTGCTACCGCCGCCACACCTGTAACGGTATTGTTGTTGGTCGAAGAAGTCTCAACCGTACCAATACTGCCTTCCGCGTGTACGCCTACCCCCGGAACAACAGGTTCAATAACCCCGGTAGCGCCAAGTGCTTGATTACCAGACAAGGCCGCAGAAATGTCGTACAGAACATTCCCAGCACTGCCTCTTGCTTGCACTCCGGTCAACGCTCTCTGGTATGCCGCCGTAGGTACAACACTGCCTACTGCACCGTTAGCCGAAACCCCAGTAATGCTTAGCGTTGTTGACGGGAATATACCGTCTATCAAGCCGCTTGCAAACACACCAGTCAGGCTTACTACGCTGCCCGATATAGTGCCCACCGTGCCGGTCTGGCCAAACCCAACTACGCCAGAACCCTGTACGTTTGGTCCGCTTGCTGCTGTTATATCCCCGGCATATCCGAACGCTTCGTTGTGGTACAAAGCGACATTATTTTCAGAGAACGTACCAGCAGTACCAACAAACCCCTCTGCGTATACACCGGTCAGGTTTGCAAACTCATTGACTTCAGGACTTAACGTGCCAAGAAGACCGTCAGTCTGTACGCCAACAAGTGCTACCTGAACTATGGGTACTTCTTCCCCAATAAGACCGTTGGCAACAACCCCCGACAGCGCTACTACAACGCCACCGCTTAATGCGCTATAGGGCGCGGCTGAATAGGGGTTAAAGCCGTACATGTTTTATTAGGTCGTAGCCAAGCGCAGCAGAGCAGTCGAAGTGGTGTTCGACGGCATGGTCAGAGTAAACGTACCCGAAGTCACGGTCTGTGCAGTGAAGGTATGCACGCTGACAGACTTGTTGCTCTGGGTGCTGTTGTAAATGAGCACGCAATCGAACGACGAGAAAGTCACCGGGCTACCAGTTGGCGCTGGATACTTCACCCGTGGCCGTATAAGCCGTGGTCGAAGCATTGATGGTTGCCGAGGTCAGGTATAGTGCAGCTTTGAAAGTATCAGCAGCGCTCGTACCACGAGTCGGAGCAGTCCCGAAGTTATGCGTAGCGGTCATCAGTTCTTGCATGAACGATGTGCACATTGCTTGAGTGTTTGCCATTTTGGTCCTCTACTTAAAAAGATGCGGCAACAGGCAAGCCGCTTACGTCGTACTTCTTCAAAATCATATCGACCGACCGGTGTACCAACTCGCCGTCCAGCCAATACTCAACCCAATTAATTGTCTCTGCTTCGTTCTCGATGGTGCCGGTCTTCTTCTCCAGCAGATGCTCTTCCATCGGTCCTTTTGTTGTCTGTATCATCTTATCTCCTTTTATGGGAAACGAATAAGCGCAGTCGATGCTGAATTGACAGGCATCACAATCGTAAAATCCGACATGGTTTTGTCGGAACCAAAGTTCAAAACCGCAACAGACTTGTTGCTTCTTGTTACATTGTAAATAAGTGCGCCGCGTGCAGTCAGATAAGATGCTGCCCAAGTCACATCGGCAAAGTTCACATATACCGTACCATTCGAGGATGTTTGAATGGTCGCCCCGGTAAGCGCTCTGCCGCCCGCCGTATAGCCTGTGCCGGTAATCTCGTCGGTCGCGGTGTAAGCCGTTGTGTCAGGTCCCAAGTTAGCCGAAGCCGAGTACAAGGCGATGTACAGCGTGTCAGAAACCAAGTTCTGCTGCGCCTGCAGCATCTCCTGTTTGAAGCTCGTCGTCAGTCCTTGTTCGATAGCCATTACTGCGTCACCTTGATTCTAGCCTGACCATCACGGTAAGCATCACCACGATCCAGACCAGTTCCCAGACGATTAAGCTGCCCAAGTGCTTCTTTAAATTTGGCTTCGTAATACTTCATCATGTCTTCTTCGCCCTTCATGAAGATGTAAGCCTCCACCAAAGAGCCGTACAGCAAAACAGGAGAGTAGTTGTCACCAAGCCAAGACGAACCATCGGGATTGATAAGTGTTGAAACCGGCACAGAAAAACCCGTACCCGCGCCAAGATATGCTGTGCTTGCGGACAACACGTCACCCGCCGTATAGAACGAACCACCACTTCGCAACGTTACTGCAGTTACTGCGCCGCCAGACACAATAATGTCTGCTGTAGCGCCGGAGCCCGTACCGCCCGTCAAAGGAACCCGGTAATAGCTACCGTTGGTATAGCCAGAGCCGCCAGTAATAGTCCCCAAGAGACGGATAATGCCCTGCACGATTGACACGGGGTAGTAGTAATAATGCAACTCAACATCATACCGGTCATCGGGTGTGGGAGCCAACATAAAACTAAGCTCGTTGGTCGCGGCTCTATTCAATACTTCCGGACCAAACAACGCGTAGTACTTGGGAATGCCCGTATCATCCGGATTCGGATACGCAGAACGTAAAAAGTTAACGTCTTTATTCAGCAAGTACTCGTAGTTGCCGTCGGCATCAATGACCGCCATTGAAAACGCCGACAGAAAATCTGTCGGGCAAGTCAAGTACGGGCTGTTCTGCTGCGTAATACCTGTGACGTTCCTACGCAGTGGGAGAATCTGCACCGTGTTATAGATGCGCTCTTCCGCCTGAGTGACAAAAACAGGAATATTCGCCACGAACGTCTGTTCGTAGTTCTGTGTGTAGTCCTGTATGATTTGCCAGAGTTCTGCGTAGTTCACTTACCGCTCCTTAACCCATTGGGCCGCGTGCCATCACACCTTTAGTTGCTGCGCCAGTACCGCGAATCTTGGTGCCAGAAGTCTTGGTCGGCTTGTAGTTGCCTTTGCTGATGTTGCCAGACGCAATGTTCATCTCGTCCATTTCAGCAGCACCTGACTTGCCCTTGGAAGGGGTCGCCTTGACTTTCGCACCAGCCATCGTGTGCGGCTCGGCATAGATACTGGCATCGCCAATCTCTTTACCTTTAACCTTTTTGGAAAATTTAGCCATGATTACCCCGATTTCTGGTTGGCAACACGAGCCAGATTGCGTCCGACACTTTTCATGTCTTCCGAAGTCGGGCCACCCTTTTTCATGCCTTTGACGCCCTTGTGCATCTTGCGCTCGTGAGCCTTTACCTCACTCTTGGCAATACCGCGAACTTGTTTGGTGTTCATCTTAACTCCTACGCTGACGTAATTGTCACATTACCTACTAATCCTGCCGACACCAAATAGTTAGGTGTCAGCCCCGCGTCGTTGGCACTAGCGCCGCCAACAGGCATCCAACCCCACTGGATCACCCGGCTACCCGTACTTGGCTGGCCGTTTGAATTCTCAGAGCTGCTCGGCGTTTGCGTCAACTGCAGCCCCGTGTAGCCTGCTTGGTAGTAACTAAGATCAGGACGTGGATCACGAATACCTTGCGGATCATCCACCGGGTACATCCCCAACTGCAACTGCGGATGATCCGGGTCCCAGCAGGTCGGGCAGACCAGCAGGTTGTACGTCTTGGTCTTAATTACTTCCTTCTTCAATTCCTTCAGTTTGTACCGCTGGCCGCAACGATCACATTCCGCAATCGCATTCTTGCCAGAGGCAAACCTATTACCCATTAGTAACTACCCCCAATGAACATCTGACGCGGCACGAACCGTACCGCTGCCCGGTCTTGATCTTCATTGGCGGCGTTCTGCCATGCCTCGTCATACTGCATCTTGAGTTCAGCCAGACGGCTGTAACCCTCGGGAATCTTTAGCGCAATGTAATAGGCCAGCCCTGCAACAAGGCAAGGCATAAACCTAAACGGCACATCCATTGTCTTGGTGCCGCCCGAACCCGCATCCTGAATACGGCGCATGCGCCAGTAAACGAACTGATATTGGTAGGCTGCGTCGGGGGTTGGCCAGACTGTGATGCTTTGTTTTTGCACCAGCTTGATCGTGTCGCCGCTGCTATGCCCTGCTGCTGTCGTTCCATCTTGGCCGCGATTACAGTTCAACAGGTACGCTGGGTTGCCGCCAGCGGCGGGCTGCACTTCATTAAAAGCAATCAGCTCTGTACCAATTTTGATAAAGCCCGCGTTGGGTACGCCCACAAGGCTTGAGATCGGGATGCTGGTGTCTGTGCTTGTAACCGTCCCATCTACCGTTCCTGCCAGCGTTGACTCACTGCCTGAGAGCCTTTGTACCCACACCTGAATCGGACGGCCTTGAATCAGCTTGTTTGGGATGGTGGCGTAGGTGGAGACGCTAATGCGGGTAATGGTCAGATCAGCTTGGTTATTGGCGACGTTGGCATTAGTACGAATAACATGATCGAGCAGATCAACAGTATCGTCAGGAAGTGCATAGGTGGGTTGTCCTTGGGTCAAGATGATCGCGTTCTGCTCGAACGTCCACATGTTCACGCCACGATTTGCCCAATCCGCAAACAGCAGGTTCATGGAACGCCGCGCCGTCTTCAAGTCATAACCAGTGCGCAACTGGCCACCGGCACGCTCGAAGGCTTCTTCGACGTACTCGTTCAGGTCAAGATTAAACGACGCTGTGCCCGAAGTTGTCATTATCTGAATCTCGCTGTTTTCTGCGCTACGCCTTTGGGCTGCTTAACAAACTGCTTGCCTTTTGCCTTGCCTGCCCGCTTTGCCTTCGTGGTGGCTGCATACTCGGCTGGACTTAGCGCTTTGATCGCCTTCTCCGGCAGATACCGCTCACCGGTCTTTGACGATGGCTTGCCTGACTTTGTTCGCCATTTCTGGTCTCCCCAGTCCTTCAAGCTTTGCTGCGGCGCTTTCAATCTTTGTACCCTCCACCTGCAGCCTTGTACTTCTTGGCCACAAGCTGCGCTTTGCGTGCTGACCACTGACCTGCCTTAGTGCCATGGGTGGCGGCAGCTTTCACCTGCGACACAATCTTCTTGCGAAGTTCTGGCTTGGTGTAGTTACCCGCAGCATTAACCTTCCCACCTTCTTTGTACTGCGTAAAGTCGGTGTCATCCCTTCGGGCTTTTTTCTTACCCTTGGGCATTTTGGAAGGTGCTATGCCGCCCATGCCACGTGAGGACATCATCTCAGCACTTCCCGCCGTACTTCATGCCTTTAGCGCCAGCCATCGAGACGATCTTGCCTTTGGTGTGGCCTTTTTGCTGGATGGTGTGCTCGCCATGCGGACGCTTGCCGCCTGCAACAACTTTACCCATCTTGGATGCACCGACGGTGCCGCCCTTTGCATATTTTTCAGCTTTCATTTCAGCTACCTCATGTTTGATCATGGACTTGGGAGCGCCCTTTTTCTTCATGAACGCCACTTCTTTACCCATCATTTTCTTCGACTCGGCCATACCACCCTCCTTGAATTTGCTGACGCTGGGCATCAGTGCGTACCCTTAAAACCAAGAAAGCTAAGAATCCCAAGAATCGCACCGATGATGCCGCCAGCAACACTGCCTACTGCAATCAGTACTTTCCAGCCGCCTTCCGCAGAGGCCAACTTCTTGTTGATGTCCTCCAAAGACTTGCGAATAGCTGCCACGTCTTCCTTCATGGAGTCCATGTCATCTTGCAAATGGCGTATATCGCTGGCGTGTGTAGCAAGTTCACGCGCAGTTTCTATTTCCGGGGTCATGACTAACACTTCCATGCTCTTAGAGATTTGTTAATACGACTGTTTGGGTCTTTGGCTGTCTTCGAAGAAGTCAGTTTCTTTTTCATTCCTTCCATGCGCGCACAGAAGGACTTCTTACGGGGACCGCCTTCCGGCTGTGGTGCTTTCAAACCGGGCTTGCCGGGATTCGCTTTGTTGTACGAAGCCCTACCCTTGGCGTTCAGACCGCCTTCAGGATTTTTGCCTTCTTTGCGTTGCCACGCCGGAGTCTTAGCCATAGAACACCGTTGCGGTTACGTTTGCCACAAGTCCAACGTAGATTCCGTTGGGTGCCAAAATGCCTTCACCGGGAACAACTACATTGAACGCAGTCGGGTTGTAGCTATCTGCTTCCATCAGCAAGTCCGCGTACATAGAAACAGCCCCGCTAGTAGTCAGCGAAGTCGTTGTCACAGTAAACGTATTGGTGCCAGTAACAGTAACGGCGTAAACATTGGAAGGACCCGTACCGCTTGTAAAGTTCAACCAAACACGATCTCCAGATGTCAGACCGTGATTGGCAATAGTTACTGTACAAGTGGTGCTGCCCGGAATGTTGTACGTGCCCGTCTGCGCTAGGTTGTTGGCAAACACAGTATTACGAGTAGCTGCCGTGGCGTTTGCAGAAATGATCGCGCCTTTTAGCCGTACTCGGTAATTTGCTGCCACACCAGAAGCTGACAGGTGTGTTGATTTAACGTCTGTTTGCATAGCCACAACGGCCTCCTATTAGACGTTCTGCTGGCCTTCGAGCGGATCGGCAACGAAATACTGAATCACACCAGACATGTTTCCGGTACCTGCGCTGCCGCCTACACGAGCGGTGATGTACACCATCTCGGACGAAGACATTACTGCGCCAAGCGAAGTACCCGAACCAGTTGCGCCGGGAGTAATCGTGCCAACGACGTTGTTAGCGTTATCCAGCAGACCTGCGCCTGTGTTGGTACCGGTGTTGTAGAGCGTGAAGCCCATATCAGTCTGGCCAGTAGCTGCGTCACCAGTGAAAGTGATCGACATGATGCGAGCGCCAGCGGGGAGAATGAGTGCCGGTGCGCCAGAAGTAGAAGAAACCTTGACGTTGGCTGAAGTTGCAGCAGCTACATCTGCGATATAGAAAGTAGCAGCCATCAGGCCGGAACCGCAGTATGCAGTACGCGTTTGATCGCCGCCGCCCGAACGCCAGATGCTTTGGGTGGTAGAAAGAGCCATTTGAATTTTCCCTCATGCGGTTAGGTGCGCCGATCTGCATGAAGTCAGCCGGGACTGTTCGAGCGCACCGGGTAATCCCCGGATTAACGGTTTTATACTAGGTGGATGCGGGGGTGTCAAGCAGGATTTTATCTGTCTCCGTGAACTGCGGATTTACTCCCCCATACGTAAAAACATACCCCGCCAACTTGCCTTTCTTAAGCGGTTCACCAGACAGCAATGCGCGACGTAATGTTGGCATTTTTATACCGTAATGCTGTAGTACTGCCGTGAGGCTGGGAAACATGATGCCATCAGGCACTACAAATACAGGTTTCTGCAGTTTGGCTTTTGCTTCCTCGGTGTGTTTACGGCCTAGCCAGTGCATGTGGCTACGGCCTGCTTCGATATTGGCGCGGATTTTCGCCCGACCTTCCTCTGACACCTTACGCCCCGCCGCCTTGGGCTTGCCCCGCTGGGTAGCACCAATCTTCTCCCGCACCTCGGGGGCTACCGTTTTGCCATAACGGTAGTGGTTTTCTCCGGCGGCTTTGCCTTTGCGGCTCGCACTAGTTTTGATTTTTGTAGCTTCGGTGTGTTTGAGCCCCAAACGCGACAGTTCTGCGCTGGGGTTGATGTTGTAGCAATCGGGCTGGCCAACACACTTTATCAAGTACGTGTCTTCTATTTGTAGTTGGTCTGCGCCTTCTGGCAGTTCTTCGATGACTTCGAAAACAAACATCTCCGCACCGTACTTGTCCCATGCCGCTTGCAGACGGGGATTTTTGTGTACACCCCGTTTTAATTCGTATTTGTGTTGCCACTCCCGTCGGGCAAAAGAGTCTGCACTGCCGATGTAGTACTTGCCGTTGGCCATGTTAGTAATGCGGTAGATGACTGCCATGTTATAACCCCAAAGAAAGTTAACTCAAAACGAAGTATAACACTCCTTAGCTGCATAACACAAGCAGTAAAAGAAAAGGGGGCCGAAGCCCCCTGAAAACCGTTGGTATTGCTAGGTTTTCGCTTAACCGCCGGACGAGCCGTACATTCCGAGAGGGTCACTCCAGCCGAAGCTGTAACGCTCACGTGCCTTGTAACGGACGTTACCGGTATCGAAGTCACCGTCCATTTTTGTATCCAAAGCGACACGCTCGAAGTGCTTCATGCCGTTAGGAACATCAGTGGTCAGGAACCATGCGTTCGGGTCGGTCAGCCAGTGGTTGATGGCGTAGCCTTCCGGAATCGAACCATTGTTCTTCAGTGCGTTGATGTCGTTGTCATTGGTGCCAACACGCAGGCTGGTTTCCAACAGACGAGTAGCAACGAACTGCAGCGACGGAGGGATGATCAGCTTGCGCGGACGAGCTGCGATCAGCAGACCACGTTCGTCAGTCCAAGCAGCGATTTGAATGACTGCGTTTTCCAGCGAAGTTTCATTCAGGTCAACCGGGGTTGTCGGAATGTTGCTGTTGACGCCACCAGAAATCAGGGGGTGCGAAGCCGAGAACAGGGGCACGCCGTCGCCGCCGTAGTACTGTGCGGAGTTGGTGAAGCCGTTGTTCAGGACGGAAGCCGCCTTGACTTGCTTGGTGTAGGCCATTGAACGAGCCAGTGCCTTGGTATAACGAGCCGAGAGGCTGTCGTACAGGTTATCTTCAATCGCTTCTTCAGTGATCGAAAAGCCTTGGGCGATGGTTTCGTGGTTGTATCGTGCAGTCCATGCTTCCTGCGCATTGTCGTACTCGATCGCAGAACCTTCATTCTTGACCGGTGCGGCGCTGAAGCCAGACAGCTTGGTTTCTTCTTCGAACGAACGCTCGGAAGTCTCGGTTTCGTAGATTTCCTTGTGCTCTTCGCCGTAGCGAGCGTACTCCATGCCGAACAAGGCGTTCAGGCCGGGGAGCAGCTCTTTCAGTAGTTGTGCGCGTGAAATAGCCATTATTCAGCTCCTTATACGTTGTCCGGACCGTTCGGGTTGAGGTACGAATGTCCGCCAGCCAAAGTTACCGACGCGGTTTCAGCCGTGAAGTCGATAGTAATGGTTGGGTATGGAGCATTCCACTTAACAATTACTTCGCTGTAGTTGCCGCTTGAATTGGTAGTCTCTTCAACAAGACCCACAACACGGAACGGAAGCGACTGCGTAGTATTGTTGCCCGAATCATAAGCACCAATATTCGAGTTACCCGAAATGGTGGAGTTCGAAGCTGGCTGGGAAATAGCGAGGTTGTCGCCCAGAATCGCGCCCGAAATCGGGGTGATCGTGGTCGAAGTAGCGCCGCCAGTCACAGCAACTTTGAACAGTTGGTCTGGATCATCTGCTACATAAGCCAGAATGTCCGAAGCAACAATGCCGCCCGGATAGTAGTTAGTAAACAACTTCTGACCAGTCGAAGGGTTGGTGTAGCTGCAACCAAGGAACACACCAACTACGCCTTGCGCCGTAACAGTGGTAGTGCCCGTTTCTTTAACAATAGTGCCGCCATCCAGACGAACGATGTCGCCGTTATAGATAGCAGTACCGTAGTTGCTTGCAATCGGGAGTTCACGAGTCTGGCCCGCGAACACCTGACCGCCGATCAGATTGATCGGTTTTAGCCCGTAGGGGGCATTTACAGTCGGATAAGCCATATTAAGCTCCAAAAGTTTGGTTAATTACCTTTTCCAAACGATGTAGAAGACTTCTTCTCAGAGAAAAGAGGCATTCGTGGATCGTTCTGGCGCATCAGGCTGTTGTCTACAGACTCCATCTGTCCTTCGGACTGTTGCTGATAGTAGCCATTACGCTGGTCCACCAGCTCCTGCGGAGTCTTGCAAAGCAACAACCCACCGACCTCGACGTTGTCCTTAAAGCGACTATTCGGGTCGATTAGCAGTTGAAATTTTGGTTGCTCTTCGATTTTGACCGGCTCCCAGCCTTCACGCAGCTTTGCGGAAAGGTTACGTGGGTCAGCGTTGTTCAAAGTCGAGACGCGAATCCATCTGTACGCGAAGCCGGGCTGCTTATCTGGTTCAGGGAGAAGCTCAGGTGGAGTCCACTGCTTGGGACGTTCCTGCACGGCACGAGTTTCAAGTTCACGAGTAAGTTTGTTTTCAGCCATTGTTGGCCTCCATTTTCATAAGTTCACGGGCGTATTGCTCAGGGCTGAGACCCAGCCGTTTGGCAATGTTCAACTGCGACTGCTTCAGCGTTATCTTTTTGGATGACGTGCTGCGGGTTGCAGGTGCAACGACCGTGGACGGCTTTTCTGTGCGCGAGGCAGGTTTAGATTCCTGCTGCGTAGAATCTTGGAAGTAGTCCGGGAAGCGTTGACGCATGGTTCCGTCAATCTTCTGCCAGTATTCGTCGGTGGACGTGTACTGATTTCCGTACTGTTTGACTAGCTTTTGGTGTAGCCCAAGTGCAAGACTAGTCATCTCCTCGTCTTGACCGAACCAAGTATTGCGCTCTTGCCACGCAACTGCCCTTGGGTCAGGACGAGCCACTGGGACTTCTGGACTACTTTGTACCTCTTTTTCGTCAAATTGTAAAGAAGGCACGTATTCTTTTGCTCTTTGCAACTTAAATTGAGCAGAATTTAACCGTTCTTGCGCTTCTATTAACTTATCGGTATCCCCGGCATCGTAGGCTTCCCGGTATGCTCGTTTAGCAGAATCCAGCTCCAACTCCGCAGCGGACTGGTAAGTTTCGATATAGGACTTCTCCCCCGCAGAAAGTTTTCCTTTAAGGGATTTGTTTTCCTCAATAATCCGTTTGGCGTACTCCTCCGCAGCCTGCCGTTCCCGCAGGGCTTGTTCTTTCTCCCTACGTTCGTCATGCCAAACCTTTTTCATCTGCTTGAGGCGGATTTTGACTTTCTCGGAGTAATCCTCCAGTTCGTCCCGCTCAAGCTCGTCAACAATCTCTTTGGGTAGGGGGGCTCGACCACGATCCTCTTCAGGAGTGTCGTCCTCTATTTCAAGCTGAAAATCATCTTTTTCAGCTTCTACCTTGCCGCCTTGCTTGGCTTCCTTTTCATCAGGAAACTCAAATTCAACTTTATCCATTCACTTCTCCTTATGCGCGACGAATGCCACGGGGGTCTTGAACAACAGCTTCCACCGTATCGTCGTTGATCATGCGGAACTCTTTGCCGTGAATCTTTAGGCGAGTGCCACTATTAGGACGAGCCAAAATGAAATCCCCCGGCTTACACCACGGGCCACTTGGGAAACGCTTTTCGTCTTTGTAGCAATCGGGGCCTAGCGATACGACAAAAAATACCGTAGCTAGTACTTCTTCGAAATGACGAGTTTGGTCTGCTTTAATCAGCCCGCTCTCGTACGCGTCTTCAATTTCCGGCAACGCAACGAGGATGTGATACCCCGAAGGTTGTGGTAATTGTTTGGCTTTCTCTTCTGCTGTCTGTGGTACTTCACCGCTTTCTGTAGCGATTAGTATTTCACTCATCGTTGTAACGCTCCATTTGGTCTGCAAGGTCCAAGATAAAACCTTCTGCGATGGATAGACCCCGTATCTCCCCGCAGATTGCGCGATACTCTGCGAAATCCTTCATCGTGCCCTCACTTACGGCATGAGCAAGCTGGGCTTGTTTGTCGTTAATACGTTCTTTGATGATCTCCAGTGTTTTGTCCACTGATTACTCCTTTGGTTTAAGGTTTGATGTAGGGCGTGCTGCTTCCCTACGATCTTTGGTTGCTTGTAAACCAAGTCGAACTCCTTAAGCTTCCATCTTAGCGTCAAGTTCTTGCTTGGAATGCGCGGTCTTAGCGGCCACCTGCAAACCTGCAACTAGCTGTTGTGCAGCAATACGCTCGCGTTCAATCTGTGCTTTTTCGTTTTGTGCCGTAGCATCCAGTTGCAGTTTCTGCTCCTTGATGCCGACTTCACGTTCCTTGAGTTCCAATTCTTTCTGCTGCATTTGGACAATCGGGTCTTGCGCGGTTTGTTGTGCCTGCTGTTGTGCAGCTTCGGCTTGGTCCTTCTGTAACAACTTACCTGCCGCCATCGCCATCATGCGGCTAATCTCAACTTCCATCTCCTCTGGGATAGTGTCGCCTTCCTCGTAGTCAGGAATATCCAGCGGCACACCTAACTGCTCTTCGATCTGTTTGCGGTACTCGAATGCAACGTGTTCCGCAATATGAGCTTGCATCGCCGCCATAATCATCGGAGCCTGCGGGTTTTGGCCTACCAATTGCGCGATCTTTGGGTCTTGCATTGCTGCTATGTGCACTTGGATATGAGCTTCATGATCCTGATACAGGAACGCCTTGACCGGCTTCATGTTCAGAACCGCCATGTTCTCCGAGACCGGGTCTTTTGGTTTCTGATCTTCCGAAGCGGGGACAAGCTTGTGGATGTTCTTAATACCCAAGACCTCCAACATCTGCTTGTTCAGCTCGACCATGTCGTAGATTTGCGGATTGGCCTGAGCCATCTGCATGACCGCTTGGTACTGCACGACCTTCTGACTCATCGTTGCAGCGTTCGGGTCCGACACCGGGATCACATCGACGTTCTCGTAGTCTTGCTGACGTGCGCGACGTGGGCCTTCTTCTGGCTCGTAGCTGTACTCGGTCGGAGCATAAGCCGCGATGATGTTCTTCAGAAGCTTGAACTCCTGCTTCATCGCGAAGTGAATGCGAG